TCTTTCATCTTGAGTGTTTGTTTTGCACCCTTTGATGCTTTACGCATTTTTTCAAGATTACTCTCATTTAGGGACTGTAACATTTCTTCCCTTGCTTCACGCATTGTTTTTCTATAACTTGTCATGTCCTTATCCCTTCATTAAGTCCGTAACTGATTTACCCTTTTCCCAAAACTTGCATGACCAATATCTCGCTTTATACTTTGGGCCTGGATTTGTATCGCACTGATGCCTTGCCCGAAAACTTTTTCTGCGAGCTGGGTCATCTCGCTTAATTTCCATGTTTGGGTCGCCGAACTCAACCTTTACCACGTTTCCCTTTTCATTCTTCACATAAACTTTATACTTTTTTGTGTCACCTTCTGTAGGATTATTTAGGTCTACAGGTCTTCCATTGTACTCTGCTTTTTCTGTAAGTTCACCCCAACTATTCAACTTTTTCTCTTCTAAACTCTCTCCCCGCACTTGTTTTGCGAGGTCTTTGTCTGCACCACCCCAAGTTCCTTTACTCTTAGTGACAAAAGAGTTCACTCTCGCAAACGCCCACTGTTGAGGTGTGGTGCCTGGCCTGTGTCCTGTTCTCCATGCAGCCATTCCACGGTCATACACCTTTTTCAAGACACCATATGGCATACCAGACTTCTCTGCTTTATTGACTAATCCCTTAATCTTTTTCTCATTTAGTGTGTATGACTCATCCACTTGACTATCAATATAGTCTGCCATGTCATCTATTCTACTGACAGCAGTCGCAACTTTGTTTGTCCACCAAGTGGGAAGACTATCCTCATCACCGAGTTTCTCTAACTCACCTTGCATTTTCTCTAACGCTTTGTATGCGATTGCAACTTTTGTCTTCATTGACGCAACATCAGTATGACCGTTCTCTGTCAATATCTCATCTACTCTATCAAGTAGAGCTTCATTCCTTGAGAGATACGCAGCGATTGCCATATCGTGCCGTTTCTTCTTTGACTTACCTTTGAACTGTGGTGCATCTGATTTGTAGAAATCTTTTACATAATCACCCGCATCAGCATCTTTACCAAGCTTTTCTTTCAAATCAGTTCTACCAAATCCAAGTTTTGGATCACCTTTTTCTATAGAGTCAATATGCATCTTCATGTAATCATCAATATCATCAGCAAGTCCAACTTCACCAGCTTTCCTCATGATTTGATTATACATATCTCTTGCTTGTTTTTTTTGTCTCTCTGTCGCTTCACCAGCATCCATGACTTCTTTTTCTAACTTATAGAAATCATCTTGCATACGAGTTAGTTCTTCTGCACCCTCTACATCTGCATTTTTCTTCATCACTTTTTGTGCAGACCCACACATATAGAAAAACTTGGTGGTATAGCCACCAACTGTTATTTCATGTTCTGGTTGCTCACCAAACATCTGTTTGAATTTCTTGGTGTGTTTGGATGGTTTTGTTTTTAATTTTTTATCGCCAGGAGCAGGTTCATATGCTCTTGGGTCATCATCACTCATTTTTGTTTTCTTGTCAAAATGTCTTGCACGAGCTTGTTTTGTAGATTTTGCCAATTCTTTACCACCAGCACCTTTTGCAAAATACTTTGCTGGTTCTGTGCCAGGGCTATCTTCTACATCTGGGTCTTGTTTTACTCTACGCAATTTTTCCATTGCAACAACCAGATTTTTGAAACTCTTATTATCCTCAGCTCCATATTCTGCCTTTAACTCTTTAGGTAAAACACCTTTTTTTACAAGTTTATTGATGTACTCGACAAAGGCTCTTGGAGACAGTCCCACCTGTTGTGCGATTTCTGAAGCTATTCTGGATGGATTATTTACTTTAATGCTACTAGCATCTCTAACTTGTGTTCCACCTTTGTCTTTTATCGTTTGGACATATTTCTTAGCCAAATTTTCATAACCTTTAGGATGACGCATTTGATCTATTTTTGATGTTGCCCTTTGAAACCATGACATTTCATCAAGTCTAATATCACTTAACCATGCCTTATGAACTTTACCGTCCTCTGCCATGAATGAGATATAGTTTGTTCCTTTACGAACAATTTCACCTGACAGGCCGTTTGCTTCTACAATGTCTCCAACATTCCAAATCTTACCTGTGAGATAATCATCTCTTATCTCTTCGTAAAAATCTAGTTCGCCCATCATGCGCTCTTCACGGATACCCATGTTTTTACGAACATCTCTAAACAACCTCTCACCATCTTTAAATCCAGACGGTAATCCCTGTTTGAAGGAATCATAGTCACCCTCAACAGCAGCTGTTCTCATCTTAGACGCAGACATTCCTGCTACACCCTCTGCGTCTGGATCACGTTCTCCCGCAGACTTTACTTCTATGTTATCAAAATCATAATAACCATGTTTACCTTGAACTCCATTGTATTCGTTCAGAAGTCTAGTAAACTCAGCAACACGATCAGAACCAACAACCATGACCACCGCACGATGACCTTTATTGTGTAAGAATGTTGCAACCTCAAATATATTTCTCGCACTTGACACTGTGATGTTTTTTGAATACTTACGAAACATCTTTTTCATATACGCAACTTTGAGTGCGTGTGGCAAAGGATTCTTTTTAGGATCATTTGAGTGCGAGGGAAACACATACATTGGTGCGCCAGGATTTTTCTTTTGTTCTCTGGCAAGTGCGTCGATTAACTTTTCGTGGCCTGTCGTTGGTGGATTAAACCGCCCAAATGTAAATACGGCGGTATCTCCCCTGACTTCCATTAGTTCACTAAATTTTTTCATTTGTCCCATGCCTTTATTGCTGTAAAGTTATTAAACGAGAACTCCATACGGTCTACGAGTTTAACAGCTCCACCACTCACCTTATCAATAGCAACATAACCTTCGGGATTGGTCACTTTATAACCATTAGATGTGCGGATAAATGTATCAGTCAATCCCTTTACACTATTTAGTTTTTTAACAATTTGCATTTTTGCATCAACTAGTAGGTTTTGGAAGGTAATGACTTGAACTAAGTTTACAGTGTGTCGTTTTACCTCTCTCACATACTCCTTTTGAATATTACGATACTTGTCTTTACCTTTGCTACTTTTTGCTTTGTCAATCTGTTTCTGGATGGTATCAGACACCCACTGTTCATACCCTTTTGCATGAGCGGAGGGATTAGTGACCTTTTCTCCAGCTCGCACTTTACTATTGTTATATGTTTTTAATGATGCACCAGCAAGAACACCTGTCATACTATCTTGCAGTTTCAAAAATGCTCTCAACTTAGGACCGTTAATTTTTTGAAAAGTTCTACCGACTTCAGACAATACTTTTGTTACTTTCTCTGTTTCACTTTCTGTAAATGTGGCCTTTCCTGATACATCTTTGTATGTCGCATCATCCATCCATACAGAAGATACCTTGTTTAGTTTTGATATATCTGCACCAAAAGATGCTTTCATATTCTGTAGTTCTTTACCTGTATATGTGGTGTGCCAAACGATACCGACCTTAGAACGCAACATTGTTTTTCCTAAGACACTGTTCACGGGCACCGCATATACAATTGTGTTTGGTTGAAATGTGATATACTTAACACCGTCAATTGTCTGTGGTTCCATGTCATCAGTATACATCAAGTCACCTTGAAGCACACCTTTGATACCTAGCTTTGAAAACTCTTTGAGTGCAATCTTAAACTTTGAGTTTAGAGCCCCAGACAGGTCATCGTTTATCTCTGCCTCTGTTTTGTATAACTTTGGATTTACATTGAACACACTCTTTTTCGCAACAAAGAAGTCACCTGTCTCTGGTTCAACTCCGGCAAAGATGGCAGGGGCACCGTCCCATTTCACCGTCATGTTTACAGAACTTCTAGAACCACCAGCAAGCATGTCTCTCAGTGACCGTAGAAAGTTCAATGCGGCTCTACCACCATCAACACCAAAGTTGAGTATTTCATCCTCTATGTGTTCAAGATGTAAGTTTTTGCCTGCTTTACTTTCTGTGAGCATATCTTTGAAACTAATCATTTTGCGAGTCCATTGTATTTTACCGCTAAACTAAATTGTCCTAATTTCTTTTGTCCAGCATGACCAGATTTATTTGTTCTTATGGACATGTTCATTGTTAAAGTCTCAGCACCAGATTTTAATTCAATAAACCAGTTTTGTTTTGACGACTTACTTTTATATGCTTTGATAAATTTAACTTGTGGAAGAAAAACCCCAACAGCATCCTTGTCTGTCACTTCCTCATAAGAGGTTCCGATAGCCTTAATTACCATTGTTGGGACATCTGGAGCATCTCTTAAAATTTCAGTCTTAATATAATTAAGTGATTTATCTTTACTAGAATTGAACAGTGCGATAATACCATCCCTCATTATTTCTAAATATTGATTATATAATTCTTCATACTCTTTGTTATTTTTTCTATCAAAATCTCGTAACACCTGTTGAGTTTTTCTATCTTTAGTAAACTTGTTTTGGGGTGGCATTCCTTTTATTTTAGAGTAAACTTGACTATATGCGGTTCTCATCAGTGCGTCTAACTTTCTTTGCTCACCAAACGCAGTAAAAACTGGAGTTACATATGTATTTAACTGTGGCTCTGACGTTTTTTTACCACCAGCTTTCAGACTCACCCCCAACTTTTTACCATCATTATATTCGATAAATATGTCGCCAGGATGATTTTTTGGCACTCCAGTTGGTTTTTGTCTGTATCCCCAGAACACATTTCTAATTGGTTTATCTTTAGCGGAGTCCATTAAAAACTGATGTATGCCGATAGCATTGTTCATTTTTTCCTCAAACTTAGAGGACGTATCTGCTTTATTAATGGTTTCTTTAGCAGCTGCAACGTCTTTTGAACCAATACATCTCAACTTACTAACGTCAACTCCCACTAAAAATTCATGAAAATCTTGAGGTGATATTGGATTGTGTCTAATTTCAAAAGCGATACAAGGAAATAACTCTGTAACACTAGCGTTTAAAGTTGTCTCTGCCATACCACCAGATATGGGTTTTACGAATATGCGAAAATTTCTTCCATCGTAAACACCGTCGATAGGGTCAACACTAGACTGAGCAGAACCTAGTTCAGCACTAACTCCTGCTTGTCTTAAATTTCTTAAAATTTCGTCTCTGTCTGTTTCTCTATCTTTAGAGCGAACAATGATAACATCACGTTTCGATGAAGATTGTCTTTCATTTTTCTCATATGATAGTCCACCAAAAACATCTTTTGGCAAAGAAATTTGCTCTGAAAGATTTTGTAGTCTCTCTACATGATTAACATACGACTCTTTGCGAGGCCGAAGTTGGTGAACATACCCTTGAAGTGACATCAATCTCTCCATTTACAAACATTTATT